GACGAAATAAATATGAACGATGGAAGAAATTTGTTGATGAAGATACAGATATCGGAAGACAAGTAAAAGAATATTCCCAGAAGAACCCATCGTCTGGAATTGTTTTAAGAGATCAAACTGGCGCAATGATGTATCTTCGCCATCGGCAAGACATGGCATAAAAATGGCATAAGAAAAGTGGCAGTGCCTTTGGTACTGCCACTTTCTTTTTTTGAGGAAAGATAATGCTTGACATTATTTGCGATTGTATGATATGATATTTTATATAATGATTGGGGGAACAATATGGCTATTTACATTGATAGAAAATTTATCGGACTCATTTCTCTAAAGTTAGAAAACTTCTCAAATAAAGGAAACGATTTATACAATTTTCGCTGCCCTTTTTGCGGCGATTCGGCAAAGAATAAGGCAAAGAAGCGCGGCTATTTGTTTCGCAGTAAACAGGACATGGTTTTCAAGTGTCACAACTGCGGCGCAGGAATGGGACTATCATTCTTCATAAGTAAACTTGACCCCGCACTTTACAAAGAATATAGAATGGAAACTTTTCAGGACAATACGGGACACATGAAACCCAGAGTCAAAAAAGAATTGGAGCCGATCAAAATGGAAACCGCTGGTGTGGATATAGATATGTTTCAGGATTTAATTGATCGGGTCACAGAGTTAGATCATACACATGTATGCAAACAATATGTTATGCGAAGAAAGATTCCCAAAAAATATCATTCAGACTTATATTATGCAGAGGACTTTGGTGCTTTTGTGAAGAAGACTCGTCCAGACAAACATCACGAGATGATGGATGGGCAGAACCGTTTGATTATTCCGTTTTTTGATTCTGATAAAAACTTACTTGGTTATCAGGGAAGGATTTTAGGAAAGACCAAGTCACTACGATACATTACAATTTCGTTTGAGAAATATGAAGACAATGTTTTTGGTCTTGACCGAATTGATATAGAGAAACCAGTTTATATCTTGGAAGGACCGATTGATAGTATGTTCGTTGAAAACTCCATTGGACTTGCTGGAAGTACAAAGTTTCTAGGATTCCTCGAAGAACAACAGACTAATACTATATGGGTATTTGACAATGAGCGCCGAAGTAAAGAAATTGTCACATTGATGAAGAAACGTGTACGGATGGGATTCAGTGTATTCATTTGGCCGGATACCATTGTAGTGAAGGATATTAACGAACTTGCAATGAATGGTTTCGGTGAGAAGGATATTATGGAACTCATAAATAATAACACCCACTGTGGGATCGCCGCAGAGTTGAAAATTGATAATTGGAAAAGAATTTGGAGTGTATAAATTATGGACGAAACAACCACACAAGATAAAGTAAAATCTGATGAAAGATACACCTTGTTACACAATCATGGTTTTGTTGGATTGGTTGAAACGATGGGTTCTGATCAATCGATTGAGAAGGCTGCAAGAGTTTCATATGCAGGAAACAAAGAAGTAAGAACTCAGAAAGAAACAACAGCACTCATAAGATATTTGATGAGACATAGACATACATCCCCCCTAGAAATGGGCGAGTTAGTCTTTCATATCAAACTGCCTATCTTTGTCATGCGTCAATTGGTGAGACATAGGACCGCAAGCTTGAATGAATTGTCTGGACGATACACAGAACTCCCGTGGGAATTTTATGAACCAGATGATAATCATATCAAGCCACAAGACTCAAACAATAAACAAGGTAGTGCTGGCGAATTTACTATAATTGAATCAGCGAGATTTTTAAATAGCATCAAAAATGGTAACGAACAGGCTTATGATAGATATATTAAATTGCTCAATCCACCGAGTGGACTTGATCAAGATGGTTTATCTAGAGAATCGGCGAGAATGGTATTACCAGTTTCCATTTATACGGAATGTTATTGGAAATGTGATCTAAAGAATTTCATGGGATTCCTTTCTTTACGATGTGATGATCATGCACAACTTGAGATACGAGATTATGCATGGGCAATGTATAAACTTGCGATTCCGCATTTTCCAATTTCATTTAATGCATGGAAAGATTATCAATATGATTCAATCTCATTCTCTGCAATGGAACAAAATATGTTATTGGACATGATCTTTACTGAAACGGCAATAGAAGAGGCAACAGGTAGTCCCGTGAAATCACCCTCTCCATCGAAAAGAGAACTCCAAGAATTTAATGATAAACTATGTAAGTTACATCCGCACTTTAAACTTCTTGTGTCCCAACTTAAAAAAGATGAAACGCCATTACCAACACCAATGCCCAACATGGAGGATGTGCCGTGAACGAACCAAATTGGCAAAAATATATTCAAAAACCGTATTGTGTAAAAGCATTTCAAGCAACAGAAAAATACACTATGCAAACTCTAACTGGGACTATCACACTGGAACCAACCGATTATTTAATCGAACATGATAATGGTCAATATGAAAAGTTATATGAAAGAATATTCAATCTACGATACAAGTCTTTCGATGAACCAATTTAACCTCAGAGGAAATACATATGTCAATCTATAATGGTTCCACTAGGGACTTTCACCCCGGCATGGGCCAGGCTGTAGCTGAAAGAACTATTCTCCGTAGATTGCACAATGGAGAATGGGAGACTTGGGGAGATGTCGCAACAAGAGTTGCCCACGGCAATTCTCTCTTGTGCAAGACGATTGAAGAGCGCGAAGAAGAATATCGTAACCTAAGAAAACATCTCGCAAAGGCAACCACTCTTTTGAGTGGAAGACATCTGCAACATGGGGATACGAACCAAGAGAAAAGGAATATGGAAGTCTTTACAAACTGTGCAACATCTTCCGCATCATTCATTCTCTTTTATCTATTGCTTAACGGGAGTGGTGTAGGTCGTTCTTACGATGATGATATTGTTCTCGTTGATTGGGATAATGCCCCGGCGGTTCGATGCGTACTGGAAGACACACATCCCGACTTCGATTGGTCTGCGCATGAAAGCGCACGAGATGCGAAACATAAATACGGAACTGATAAAGATACTTTGTGGTATCGTGTACCAGATACGAGAGAAGGATGGGCAAAGACTATTGAGTTGTGGGAGAACGCTGCGTTCGAGAAGATTCATAAAGACAAGATGTTGATTTTTGATTTCTCCGATGTGCGCCCTCGTGGAGCAGCAATCGGCGGAATGCAGAATCGCCCTGCATCAGGGCCCGTTCCACTAATGAACGCAATCAATAAGGCTGCAACTTTGAAGGGCGCTGGGATTGCGCCATGGAAACAGGCGATGTATGTAGATCATGCGCTCGCAGAGTGTGTCCTAGTGGGAGGTGCAAGACGTTCCGCACGGATGAGTACAAAACATTGGAAAGACAAAAGTATTCTTGACTTTATTACAATCAAACGTCCCATTGAATATCTGGGATTGTCGGGTGAAGAAATTCTTGAAATGAGAGATACACTGGCTGTTGCCCCACAGGGATTCTTGTGGTCTTCAAACAATTCGGTTATCGTTGATAGTGAGTTTTGGAAACTACTTGCAATCAAAAGAGGGACCAGTGGATACAAAGATGAACTTCCAAGCTTTGCGCGAAAAGTTTTTAACCTTATTTCAACAGCATCATATTCGGACGGAACCGGCGAACCGGGAATCATAAATGCAGATAACATTGTACAGAATGATGAAGGGTGGGATAATTTAAATCACGGTGACTATGTTGGAAGTAAGAAGTATCAGATCAACGATGATACACAGATTTATCTTTCAAGACTTGCAAAGAAGGCCAAGAGAAAGAAATATCACACAATCACAAACCCTTGTGGTGAGATTGCGTTAAACATCCTTGGTGGATTTTGTGTCATTGCAGATGTTGTTCCTTATCACGCAGACACACTTGACGAAGCAGAAGAAGCGTTCCGTGTATCAACTCGCGCATTGATGCGAGTCAACACAATGAACTCCATCTATGAGAAAGAAGTGAAACGTACAAATCGAATCGGTGTGGGTATGACGGGAGTACACGAGTTCGCATGGAAGTTCTTTGGACTAGGTTTCTATGATCTAATTGACGAGGAAAAGAGTAAAGAGTTTTGGAATACTCTTGCAAGATTTAATCGTGCGGTTCGTGAAGAAGCAACAAAGTATGCAAAGAAGTTGGGCATGACAGTACCGCATACAATGACCACGATCAAGCCCGCAGGAACGACATCCAAACTATTTGGTCTTACAGAAGGATGGCATCTTCCTGCGCGTGAGTGGTATATGCGATGGGTTCAATTTAGATATGATGATCCTCTTGTCCAGAAGTATAAAGACCTTGGGTATCCATCTCAAGAATTGAAACAATATGAAGGAACAGTTATCATCGGATTTCCTACTGCGCCAGTTATTACGGAATTGGGAATGGGCGACAAACTAGTTACCGCTGGCGATGCGACTCCCGAAGAACAATATAAATGGTTGCAGTTGGGAGAGAAGTATTGGATTCGTGGTGTTGATGAAAATGGCGAACTACATAAAGATGATCGTGGGAATCAAATCTCATACACGCTGAAATATGTTCCAGAGAAGGTAGACATCCGCCAGTTTAAAGATATGATTCTGAAATACCAATCAGAAATTAGATGTTGTTCCGTGATGCCCCAGATTGATACGAGTGCATACGAGTATCAACCAGAAGAATCTTTGACCAAGGCAGAATACGAAGAAATTGCAAGAGCACTTACTACGAGAATTGCAGAAGATATTGGGCAGGAACATATCGACTGTGACGGCGCCGCATGTCCTGTAGATTTTAAGGAGATTAAAGATGGTGATGATGAGGAGGAAAGTAGCGGGTGTTGATTATTCATTAAGCTGTCCAGCTATATTTTTAGAAACTGGGATTGGATTTTTCAGGACCAATATTAAGAAATACTTTTCAGACTGGAGTCTTGGAAGCCCTCTCCAATTTCATTTCCGTGGCAGTTTACATTCTGAATACACTTGTGAGGAAGAACGATATAATCAAATTGCACAGTGGGTGCTTCAAATTTTAAAAGAACACGATATAACAGAAGTATATCTCGAAGATTATTCCTATGGATCATCGGGAAAGGTTTTTCATATTGCAGAGAATACTGGAACCCTTAAACATATATTGTGGAAAGAAAATATAAAAATAAATTTAGTTGCACCAACTGCCGTCAAGAAGTTTGCAACTGGTAAGGGTAATGCAGATAAATGGACGATGCACGAACAGTTTAAAAAAGACACAGGAATAAATCTTAGTAATAAAATAACACCGGATAGGGTGGTTGCATCAAACCCGGTGAACGATATTGTGGACTCCTACTATATTTTAAAGTATGGAGAAGATCAAATCTCTGCTCGAGCTAAAGAATTTATCTATAGAGTAGTTTATGACAAAAACGGATGTTGCGATATAGAAGATAAAATTTATGCAACATCTTTAGATGACGCTAAAAACAAGGCCATGTTTTTGTGGGGAGTTACATCCACTGATGGTATTGTTGCACATCTAATAACCTGATGATTTAAAGTATCGAAGAAAGTGAGACAAGATAAATCATGCCATACTTGGGACAAAATCTAGGCAGTAGGTATCCTGCATATGAGAAACTACACGTTCCTTCATTTGTAAACATTCCCACCACAGACATAGCCGCATGGACACACTTCGAGAAATATCGATGGGTGTATGACAAAATGCGCCTTGCGGAATCACAACACATGGAATGTGGCCCATTGGGAATCATTCCAAAGAAGTTTCCAGTATTCCTGAAACCAATCTACAATCTTTATGGTGGGAGTATATCTGCATATAAGATTGATGATATTAAGATGTATGATAAACACCAGAACTTTCACCCCGGTAGATTCTGGGTGGAGTTCTTCGAGGGCGATCATCTCCAACATGATCTCGCAATCTATAATGGTGAGATTGTATGGAGCAACACATTTCTTGGACACAAGTTTTTCCTTGGAGATAAATACACAGGTGCGTTTGATTATTGGGAACGACAGTATATGACAGAAGAGATGTCTTCTGTATTACAAGATTGGGTGACGAAACATATGCCCGATTATTCGGGTGTCATAAACTGTGAAACAATCGGATGCAATATCATCGAGGTCCACTTGAGATTCGGGAATGTTCTGGACTTGCAGGATGTGAATATAATGGATTCATTCATTAAACTCTATACAGGAAAGAAGTGGGCTCTTCCCACCAAACCATTCAAGGAGTTTTATATTTTCTCTATTTTCGGTGAAAAGGAAATGAAGTATATTGCACCAACGGAGGCCTCCATAGAATCGAACATGGAGAGTTTCAATATTCTAGATTACCGGATGGAACTAGATGGCGGCACTCGGACTCCGCCATTAATCAAAAGAATTGGGTGGTTTACCAGTTATAGTAGAACGGCGGGGTTGGATGTACGAAATTGGATAATCAAAAGGTGTAGACCAAAAATCCCCAAGATCATTACAGACGGATTGACTTAGGTAAAGCCCAGATATTCAGGTTTTATAACCCCATAAGTTTCAACAACTTAGAAGGATATGACATAACCCCAATAAAATCAACGGGTTATATGGGTCTTTATTTTCCGTGATTTTCCTCGATTTGCCCCGATAAACAAAGAAAAAATGCATTTAGTTTCTAACTCCTTATAAAACAACAAGATTAATTTGACCTCTAACCCCCATAAAAACAATAACTTACATAAGTGACTGTTTTCGTGGAAGTTAGACGCTTGCATTATCCTGCGCTAGGACCAATATTGTATATATGAGAGTGGATATACTATCTGCTCAGGAAAAGGAAATAATGAAATTGACTGAGAAACAGAAAAAAATCCAGATTAAAATGCTTTCTGGAATTTCAGAGTATGAATTGAATCGCGTTCCTACACACATTGAATTGATGAACAATTTTTTACTTTGTGAATCTTTGAAGAAATTCAAGAAATATAAAAAGAAGATCAAAAGATCAAAACGTGTTTTGGGAATGGGTGAGGCAACCAAACTTACCGTTAAATCAAAACAGTCTAAAAGTCTTGAACGCTCGACAGCGATTACAAAGAAATTTCGCGGTTTGAGAGATGGTCAATAGAAGATGAGAAAACAAATACAGAAAATACA